AAATGAAGAAATTCTGGAACTTTATCCAAAACGAAGATACATCGGAAACAGAGCTTTTGTTTAACGGTCCTATCTCTGAAGATACTTGGTGGGGCGATGAAGTAACACCTGCTTTGTTTCGTGATGAACTCGCAAAGGTCAGCGGAAACTTGACAGTCTGGCTGAACTCGCCTGGGGGCGATGTGTTTGCAGCGAGTCAGATTTATTCCATGCTGAAAAATCACAAAGGCAAGGTTACCGTGAAAATTGATGGCATTGCTGCCTCCGCTGCGTCTGTTGTGGCAATGGCAGGCGATGAAACTTTGATTGCACCAACTGCCCTAATGATGATCCACGACCCCAGCACTTGTGCTATGGGCAACAAGGCAGATATGGAAAAAGCAATTGAACTTCTGGAAGAAGTCAAGGAATCTATCATCAACGCATACGAAACCAAATCTCATCTCAGCCGAAATAAGATCGCTAAACTGATGTCCGATGAAACCTGGCTCAATGCGAAAAAGGCTCATGAAATGGGTTTTGTGGACGGGATTCTCTTTGCAGAAAAGAAGAACCCTTTCCCTCCCGAAGAGGAAGAGGAGGAAGAATCTGATGAAGATGAGAAAAAGGAAGATTCTTTGACCGCAATGACCTATTCCAAATCGAAGAATCTATCCGCATTCTTATCCAAAGTATCTGCATCAGCAGAATCCGTTACAGGCACACCGATTGACCAGCTTGAAAAAAGACTGGCACTTTTGAAATATTGATTGGAGGAATTGATTATGACGATTAAAGAACTCAGAGAAAAGAGAAAGAAGGCTTGGGACACTGCACGTGACTTTCTCGACAGCAAGCGAAACGCAAATGGCGTGCTCAGCGAGGAAGATTCCAAGACCTACGATG